TACAAGGTGACTTCATGTTTGATGAAAGTTCAAGACGTGAAGAAGAAATTGACGGCGAGGCAATGTACACATTTAAACCTCAACTTATTACCTATGCTGTTCCTGTGAACAGTGACATAGGTAAGAAAATTGGTAAAGCAAAGTTCGGAATTATTTTTCACACAAATTACGAAGGCGCAACTCTAGCAGATGCTAAAGCAAACTATGATGTAGATATAAAAAAATTAAAACGCAATCCAGATGTATGGTTTGACGATGCGTTTTTTAAAGACGTGTCCGGCTCCGTGCTAATGACAAAAGAAGAAACAGCACAAGCGAAACAAGATTTGGCAGACGCATGGGCCGCTTATAAAGCAGTGCCGAATGTGGTATGGCAAGCATTAAAATCCAACGAACCTTTTATTGAAAATTTTAAGATTTGGATTAACACAAACATTAGACAAGGTAAACTAGCAGGCGATCCAGGAGAGTTCCTAAACGGATTTATTGATTGGTATAGAGAAAGAGTACAGGCAGAGATTGCTAAACTAAAAAATCAGGATCCAGAAAAGCCAGCAGTAAAAAATAGATTAGCGAAAATTGAAAGCAACATGAATTTTATTAATGCTAACCGCAAAGGTCTAGGAAGCATTATTGAGTTTATGAAAGAAATTACAAACCTAAAAAATCTATTCATTAGAAAATTAAACAACATTGAAAGCATAGCACATTTTTATAAAACAGCAGATGGCTATGAAGCAGGATCACCAGAAGGCTATGTAGCCATCGACCATGTAGGCGGTGCGGTTAAGATTGTTGATAGACTAGAGTTCAGTCGCAGAAACTTTACAACACCTAAGGACTTTGGTTAATGTATAAATTTTTAGATTATATAACAGAAGGCAAAATGATACGCAACTCAGATGGCGTTAGTAGAATGACCTTTACTGACGCCTCTGATCTAGTATTACTATATTTTCTTGCACTTCATGTAATGCGTCATTACCCAAGCAAACGATTTGTAAAATCTTATAGTGATGAAGTTTTAAAATGGCAGAACTGGGACCACTTTAGAAGCAGTGCTAATGACTTGTATGGATTACTAAACATTATTGATGGTGATAAAAAGATTGTTGAAAAATTAAGTAATCCTAGAGCGGCCATGATAATGCGTGAGCGTTCTACATTTCCAACACTAACAGCAAAACGTTTATTAAGAAGTTTTTCAAATAACAGTCCTAGCACAAACGACGCAGGTGATTTAACTAGAATTGATAATAGTTTACAGAACAGCAAATACAGTGGGTTGCGTAGACGCATTGCCAACTATACTAGACTCACACCACAAGAAAGACGCAAGGCAGTTACAGAATTAGAAATTGCTTTAAAGGCTAGAGGAAGAACAAGTGACATAGTTGATTATTATATCATGTTTGTTCAAGACTATGATCTAGAAAGCAGTCAGGTTAAGGATACAGAACCAAGAATCAGTATACCGGATCCAGTTCAACCAGATACAAAAGATATTCAGATGCTTAGAATGTTAGGCGTTCCTAATAAGGATTTACCCTTTGCCTATAAAGTACTAAGTTTAACATCAAGAGGATTAGGTATTCCTCCTCGCTTTGCACAAGCATATGCACCTATTATGCGTATAATAGATGACATAGTTAAGGCTGGTCCTGGTTATGTAAACCTATTAAAGCAGGTACATAATAGAGCCAAAATGGTAAAAAGATAGCCATTTACGCCGGTTTTTCCAAAAAAGACTAAATATTACTACGATGCCCATTGAGAGTGGGATCGCCATTAACGAGTAAAAAGGAGAAATAAAATGGCTGAAGTATCAAGAGTAAACGGAGCAGTACACGCATTAGCGACTTTGTACAGCACAAATCAATTAAAGGGTTTTGAAATTAACCCTGCATCTGCATTAACAGCATCTTCAGGTGGAGCAGGTTCTGCTATCACTAAAGGAACTGCTGAGCAAGTAGCAGACGAGTTAGGCGCATTAATGTTTGAAACTAAAACAGACGGTGACGTTATGATCGTAATTATGGACGGTCATGCAGTTGACGCTGATGATGTTAAAGCAAGAGTAGACAAAGTACTTGGTGTTTCTAACACTACAGTTACTCAGTTAACTACACTTTTAGGCTTAGCATAATAGGTCAAACAGTAGTTTTAACTACAATCAAAAGGGTGTCAAGAAATTGGCACCCTTTTTTTATGACCGGTAAATAGTGTTATGAAAATACGTATAAAAACACTTGTTGATGTGACACGCACTGACGTTAGACGCAAGGATCAGGGCGATGAACAAAAACTGTTACAACAGCACAACTATCAAACCCTTCTTCAAACAATCAATTTAAGAAACTTGATTGATAACAATGACGACCCCTATGTTGAAACACGCGATGTTACAGGAGAATTTGGAGCAAATTACAAGGGCGAACATAAAGTATGGACATACGAGTTTGAAGTTGACCATGCTGATGCGTATATGAGCGATGGAGACCCCGTAGGGTTCCTAAAAGATGATTTAGAGCAAGTACCAGTGCTAGGAGGCCTAACAGAGACGGTTCCTGCACCTAAAATGTTTGTAGTTAATGACAAAGGTAAATCCAATATTACCGTTGAAGTTGCTAAATAACTTTGAAGGCAACTTTCAGGCACACCATAAAAACACATTAAGGCCAACTAACGAGTTTACTTAATTACCCTAGAGTAAGGGTGTTTACGGAGAATAAAATATATGGCACGTGCCACAGACTTAGAAAAAGAAAATTTAGAAGCACACGTAGACCTGTGTCAACAGCGTTACGAAGTGCTAGAAAAACGCCTCGGCAATGTAGAGACCAAAGTGTCAGCAATGCATGATGATATGGCTAAATCACATTCATCTTTAATTAAAGTTATAATTGGTACATCAGGCACTATCGTTGCAGGACTACTATCTACAATCGTAGTCATTCTCATTAACTTCAAATAACACTAAATACTAGCATGTTGTTAGTAGAACTTTTTAATAATCTCACGGAGAAGCAAATCTGGGGCAGAACCGGAAAGAAACTGGTTCGCAAATATCGTTGCGTGGGAGGCAAGCGTCATGGACGTATTGTTTCTGAACCTCAACAGTGTTTTGCCGCTCCGAACATACAAGCAAAAATGCGTATGCGTATTACACGCAAAAAGTTAGGCAAACGTATGGCTATGAGATCAAGAAGAACCAAGCGTACTAATCCAGCAAGCAGAGCATTGAAGTTTTTGAATAGACGATGAAAGCAATAGAATTTATAACAGAAGCAGGTGGAAAATTTATCTTTGGTAGAGGAGGTAAGCCAGGCGGCTCTCATAAAGGTAAAGTAACACGTAAATTTAGATGTGTAAGTGGTCCACGCAAAGGACGAATTGTTGCTAAAATGTCTACTTGTCATGCTCCGATCGATGCACAAAAGAAAAAGACTATGACAGTTACCCGTGCAAGAAAACCAAAGATGACCGCAAAAAAGGCAATGTTTACTAAAAAAGGTTCAGGAATTACAAGAGCAGTTGCACAAAAGAACAAAGCAAAAACACCCAAGAAAGCGAAGTTTAAAAACTAATGCGTATAGATGAATTAGATCCAAAACACAAAGAGTTCAAAGAGGTTATACTCAACCATGATTTAACCGAAGAACAACTTGACGAAATACTTCCTGCAATTGGTATGGCAGTTGGCGGTCTAGCAAGAGTAGGAGCAATGGCTGGCGGTGCGGCACTAAGGGGAGCGGCGGCAGTTGGTCGTGGACTAGCAAAAGGTGTTCAAGCAGTTGGTCGTGGAGTAGGATCCGCGGCACGTGGCATTGGTAGAGGAATTAAAAAGACAGCAACAAATTATGTAAAAAATAAAATTAATAGCATCGGTACAGGTAACTCCGGTAGTGGTAATACGTCTGGAACATTTGGACAAGCACAGGGAACACAAGGAACTATCGGTACAGATCAGGCTCAAGGCCAACAAGTAGATTTACAACGTGGACAAGAATTAGAACTTCCTTTGCCAGATCCTAGGAATCCAAATAAAGTAGTTCCTACTAGCATGAAAGTAAAAAATGTAACAGGCCGAGAAGTTGAAATCGAGCCGAAGAAAAAAGTTGCGGGCCAACCTCAAAGTATCAAATTCGATAAAAAAGACCTTGCGTTTTAGTTAACTAAGTGTTATAATACACTATGAAACCCGAAGTCAAAAAACTAGTATCCACTTTTGCGGAAACAGCACAAGCAGTAAAACTTCGCTTAAAGAAAAGCGGGTTTGTTTTGCCTGTTGCCCATAATGGTGGAATCAAGTTTAAACACTGTTTCATAAAGAAAAACAATAATGGCTGGTATAACATTACCAATTTACACAATCCAAAGATAAAATACTATACAGATATTGCTAGTCATAAGATAGCAATCGCAATAGCAATATATCTAGGACAACAAGTAAGGTTCAAAGAAAGCGAAATACTCAAACAAGATCACGATTATATGCATTGGTTTAATGAAATACGAATATTCAAGCATTTGCTTGCTGTAGCCATAAAAAACAATGATATAGTCAAAATGGACATATATACAGCACGTATAGAGGAGTATATGCCACGCTATAAACGTGCTAAACACGAGGTAAGCCTAATCCTTAATAAGGCAGAAAGTTTATTGTTTGAAACTAAATAACACTATAATAACGTTAGGGGAATTATAAAGATGAAAACATCTGATTTTATGAACACAGTTACAGTAGAGTCACTACAAAAAGACCTACGTAGCAAATACGGCGTGTCTGTAGATATCGCCAAATATAGCAAGGATCAATTAGAATCCTATAGCAAAAAGATTCAAGGTAAACTAAAAGAATTTGAAGTTAAAAATAAATTTAACGAATCACTAAAAAACGAAGAATATCAAAAGACACTACTTATTGGTAAAATAGTAGAGTCAGCAATTAATCAATATCTTGATAATCCCCTAGAAGTTGCTGATGAAGAAGATCTTGGTGAAGACGTTATTAGTGTTGAAGCAGATGATGCAGATGTTGCAAGAGATTTTGCTGAAGCAGAAGTTCCACAAGAAGAGCCACAAGAAGAGCCACAAGACTCAGGTGCTGATTCAAGAATAATGACAGCATTAAAAATGATCATGACAGACAAAAACAAAGCCAACATGGCTAGAATGGCTATCAAGAAAATCATGGGTGGTGAACAACTTAACAGACAACAGATTGAAGCATTCAAAGATGCTATGATGGCAATGATGGAACCATTCTTAAACCCAATGGGCGTTCAAAGAATTAAAGCATTGAAACGTGGCATGGGAGAAAGCGTTATTAAAGAAGGCGCAGAAGAACAAGCAGAACTAGTAATGGCCGCTAAGGACATGGTAGATAGATTTACTGCATTCTTAGAAGACGTTGCTGAAATGGGTGCGGAAGGTATGCTTGAACTAGCAGACTCAATTAGAGATGAACTAGGACAAGAACAAGCAGATAACTTTGTAAACACAGTTAAACCTGCACTAACAAATACACAAGAAGTTTTAACATCATCACGTGAAGCACTTAATGCAGGCGTAAGCATTATCACAGGAGAAAATGCACCAGCAGATACTATTGGCGCAGAACCAGAAGGTGATATTGAAGAACCAGCAGACTCAGAACTTGATGCTGAAGGTCCAATGCCGGCAGATGATGAGTTTGGTGCAAGCGAACCTGCTACTGGAGGTGAAGAGCCAGAAGGTAGAGAAAAGCGTGAAAGTTATATACCAAAGAAAAAGTCTATTGCAGAATCAACTCGCATAATGAACAAGTTGGCTCAGTAAGGAGTCATAATGAGACTTTTCGAAGTTGCAGGTAATGAACTAGAACAAGATCTAGTACTTTTATTTAGAAATCAAATTCAACGTGCAAACGCAGAAGGTACACCTGCTCAACTTTCTTACGAAGCAATAACAAACATAATGAAATCTTCCGGGCACGGTTCTTTTGATTATGGTGTGTTCAAAAGTCTTTATGATAGTTCACCCAAAATACAAGCAGTCGTACAAAACTTCAACGAAGAAGGTGTTGTTCTAAACACCAAAATGCAACAAGATGCCGATGGCACAGTAGATAACGTTGACTCAAGTCCAACAAACAACATTGAGAAGATGGCAAAACGAGCAACAAAACGTCGTTCATAACTTGACTTCTACCACCTTAATAAGTTATAATTACTGTTAACTATATAGGATTTTATTTTAATGGAAAACCCAACCCCACCACCATATGTGGAACGTTACCAATACCACACAGTAAAACAGATTAATCTAGAAGGTAAAAGATTATACGAAGCACCCGACGGGTCCAAAACACCAAGCGTCACAACAATTCTTTCTAAGACCAAAGACATGACCCATTTGAACGAATGGAAAAAACGTGTCGGTGAAGAAAACGCAAAAAGAATTACAACAGAAGCCGCAGGTGTTGGTACAGCAATGCACAACAATCTAGAACGTTTTCTTATTGGAGAAGAACGCAAGCCTGGAAACAACCTAGTACACGTACAAGCCAATAAAATGGCAGATGTTATTATAGAAAATGCTCTAGTAGATATGGATGAAATTTGGGGCATTGAACAAGCATTATACTATCCTGAAATGTATTCAGGAACAACAGACTTAGTTGGTATGTATAAAGGACAACCTAGCATTTGTGACTTTAAACAAACCAATAAACCCAAGAAAAAAGAGTGGGTAGAAGACTACTACTTGCAAATGGCCGCATACGCTATGGCACACAACGCTGTATACGGCACAGATATACGTGAAGGACATGTGTTTATGTGTTCACGAGATCTACAATATCAGCAGTTTGACCTATGGCCAGACGAGTTTGAACACTGGTCAAACGAATGGTTAAAACGTGTTGAAGACTACTACGCTAATCATCACTTCTAAATGGTAAATACTGTAAATGATTAGGAGAGTAACGTGGCAGTAGTTCAAATTTCAAAAATTCAACACCGAAGAGGTAAAGAAACAATTACGGGTTTACCGCAACTTGCCTCTGCAGAATTGGGTTGGGCAATTGATACACAAAAACTATACATTGGTAACGGTAGCGTAGACGAAGGTGCTCCTGCTGTTGGCAATACAGAAATCCTAACAGAAAAAACAAATATATTTGATTTGTTAGATCAGTATGAATATAAAGGAAATACTGGTGCTACTGTACAAACGGGCGAATTTGCTAACGACCCTATCAAAAGAACAATACAAAAAAGATTAGATGATATTGTAAGCATTAAATCTTTTGGTGCAGTAGGTGACGGATCAACAGATGACACAGAAGCATTACAACGTGCTATTGACCAAATCTTTTTAAATTCAAGCGATAAGTTTAATGCCAATTCAAGACGCACATTAAAGTTTGAAGCAGGTGAATATAAAGTTATAGGTACTCTTTATATTCCGCCATATGCAAACATCATAGGTGACGGTCCGGACAAAACAATTATTAAAATGTATCCTGATCCATCAGAACTAACTCCAACTGCTAAACCTATTTTTCAAACAGTAGGAGGTGATAGTACCCCAGGATCATATATTCAATTTGCAAGTATGCAAAACCTATATAGACCAGTAAACATTTTAGTAAGTGGATTAACGCTTGAAGTTGATCAAACAGTATCAGCACACGCTCCAATAATGTATTTGGACAATACAACTGAAAGTATTTTCGATAACATAAAATTTAAAGGACACTGGAGTTCATTGGATGGATTAGATGTTGCTCAGTGTGGAATTGAATTTAGAGGACTAGGTGCTCTTACAAGTGAAAACGTTAAAATATCAAACTGTCAATTTACACAATTAAGCATAGGTGTTTACAGCATTTATGATACACATACAATTACAATAAGTGATAGTTTGTTTACATTTGGTCATGTTGGTATTGATCTTGGAAGAACAAGTTCAGGAAGTGGATCACAGTCACAAGGTCCTAGACAATATCTAATTAGAAACAATAAGTTTGATAAGATTGACGACTTTGGTATTGCAGTACACGCACCAAATGGTACAACCCCATGGGGACATACATCAACAGGAAATATCTTTATTGATGTTTCTAATAACGGCAATGGACAAAATAGTCCACAAGAAAGTGTTATAAAATTTGAAAGTGATCTTTGTGATAGCATTGGAGACTTTTTTGAAAGAGATGCATATATTAATGAAACATCATTAAGCACTGTTCCATTTAAACCAAATGTTGATGGCTATCATTTTACAAAATCACGCATCAAAACTGAAACACTAGCAGAAGTTGACTCACCTACACAAATTATAAAACTACCATTTAGAAAAGATAAAATTGCTTATGTTGATTATCTTGTTGTTAAAGATGGAACATCTTCAGATACAACAAGACAAGGTCGCTTAACAATAACAATTAGAAATGATTCAAGCATCAATGTTACTGACAGTTACAGTCACACAGGAAACAGTGATGGTGCTATTGAATGGACTGCTGTTTTAGACGATCTCGATTCAACAGTAGGTAGTGAAACTGTTAGCATAAAATATAGAAACCCAATTGGTAACGGCGTTGGATCATTAACATATTCATTAAGTTACTTTGCGTAATACATGTTTCTAGATACAAATGTTGACGAACGTATCACCTTATGGCGAGAATTTAGAAATACACTTGAAAGTTGTACAGATCCTTACAAAAAAACTTTAGAGTTTTGGCAACAAGCACCGACAACTGAAAAGTATTTAAATCAATACAATTCTCAACAGTGGCCAACACCTTGGGAACTATTAAAAGAAAACCGGTTTTGTCCCGTAGCAATACCCCTTATGATAGGTTGGACCCTGAAGTTAACTACTAGGTTTACCAAAGCGCCGGTTTTGATAAAAATTAGTATAGACATAACGTCACAAAGATATTATAATTTAGTTGAAGTTGAAAATACTATCATCGACTACACAAATAATATAATTGTGATAAGTAGTGAGTTGCCGGATACGGTAATTTGCCAAGAAGTAGTTGAATTATCTTAAAGATAGTAAATACTCAACTACACAAGATTAAAGATATTATAAGGAAAGAGAAACACTATGAACGCATCTAAAGAAATTCTTATTACCAAACGCGACGGACGAAAAGAAAAACTTAATTTAGATAAGATTCATTTTGTTGTAGAGGAAGCCTGTGACGACCTAACAGGAGTATCAGCATCACAAATTGAAATGAATGCGGATTTGCAGTTCTACGACGGAATGACAACTGACGAAATTCAAAACATTTTAATTCGCAGTGCTAACGATCTTATCTCATTAGAATCACCTAACTATCAATTTGCCGCGGCAAGATTGTTACTATACGGATTACACAAACAAGTTTATGGAAAATACGATCATCTCACTCTTTCCGAGATTATTGACCTAAACATCAAACGTGGGGTTTATGATCCTGCTATTCGAGAAAAATATTCTGAAACAGAATTAAAAAAACTAAACACATTTATTAAACACGATCGTAACGAAGATTTTACCTATGCAGGTTTACGTCAAGTTGTTGACAAGTATCTTTGTCAGGATCGATCAAGCGGACAAATTTATGAAACACCGCAGTTCATGTATATGATGATTGCGGCAACATTGTTTGCTGAATACCCAAAGGAGACACGTTTACAATACGTAAAAAGATATTATGATGCGACCTCACTTTTTAAAATCAATATCCCAACCCCCGTCATGGCCGGAGTACGTACTCCTATTCGTCAGTTTGCCTCTTGTGTTCTTGTTGATATTGATGATACTCTTCCTTCAATCTTTAGCAGTAATAGTGCGATCGGTTACTACATTGCTCAAAGGGCAGGAATTGGAATCAATGCGGGACGAGTACGAGCAATCAATTCTAAAATCAGAGGTGGAGAAGTAGCACACACAGGTGTTATCCCATTTCTAAAAGTTTACGAAGCAACAGTAAGAAGTTGTACACAAAACGGTGTACGTGGGGGTAGTGCTACTACACACTTCCCATTATGGCATTATGAAATTGAAGACATTTTAGTTCTTAAAAATAACAAAGGCACAGACGACAACCGTGTGCGTAAATTAGACTATTCAATTCAACTTAACAAACTAATGTACGAAAGACTTTTATCTGGTGGTGAAATTACTCTTTTCTCGCCACACGATGTCCCAGGTCTATATGAAGCATTTTATTCAGATCAAGACAAATTTAAAGAGTTGTACGAACAGTATGAACGTAAAACATCTATCCGTAAAAAGAAAATTGATGCACAAGAATTATTTTCAGCAGTATTAAAAGAACGTGCTGAAACAGGACGTATCTATATTATGAATGTGGATCATTGTAATACCCACAGTTCATTTAAAGATACTGTCTATATGAGTAACCTATGTCAGGAAATTACACTACCAACTAAACCTATTCAACACATTGATGACGAGAATGGTGAAATTGCATTATGTATTCTTTCCGCAATTAACGTGGGTGCATTAACACTTAACAAAGAAAATTCAGAACTTGAAGAACTGTGTGATTTGTCCGTTAGAGCATTAGAGGAAATTATTGAATATCAAGGTTATCCTGTAAAAGCGGCAGAACTATCTACCAAGGCTCGACGCTCATTAGGTATTGGCTATATCGGCTTAGCACATTACCTAGCCAAACACAAAGTCAAGTATGCCGATAAAGAAGCATGGAAACTTGTACATGATCTAACAGAAAGTTTCCAGTATTATCTGTTAAAAGCAAGTAATAAACTAGCACAAGAACGAGGTGCGTGTGAATACTTTAATAGAACTAAGTACAGTGATGGAATTTTACCTATTGATACTTACAAAGCAGATATTGATGACATTGTCGGAAAGAAATTAAATCATGATTGGACTAGTCTTAGAAAGGACATTAAGTCACACGGTCTTAGACACTCAACACTGTCCGCACAAATGCCATCGGAGAGCAGTTCCGTTGTGTCGAACGCAACAAACGGTATCGAACCGCCTAGAGGATACTTGTCCGTTAAGAAAAGCAAAAAAGGGCCTCTTAAGCAGATTGTTCCAGGCTATCAGCAATTAAAGAATTTCTATACATTGCTTTGGGATATGAAAGGCAACGAAGGATATATTAATATTGTTGCGGTCATGCAGAAGTTTTTTGATCAGGCTATTTCAGGCAACTGGTCATACAATCCTTTGCAGTACGAAAACAACGAAGTGCCTATGAGTGTTATGATGAAAGATATGTTGACAACCTATAAGTTAGGTTGGAAGACTTCGTACTATCAAAACACATACGACTTTAAAGGTGAAGAAGATAATGTACAACCTGCAGGATTGGAAGAAACGATTGTTGACACAAACAAAAACGATGTTACAATGGTAAATGGAACTAATGGTCACACAAATGGACACACAAATGGACATTCAAACGGTGAGACCGAAAAAGTCGCAGACGACTCAGAACATTGTGACGCCTGTGCTATATAGGATTTTATGCCGAGAAGGAAAAAGGACACACAGACAAGAATGACAAAAACAGTATTCAACCGAGACAAGGTCGATTTCACCAAAGAGTATATGTTCTTTGGTGCGGATCAGAACACACAACGATATGACGTATTCAAGTATCCGGAGTATGATAAACTTAATCAAACCATGCTTGGATATTTTTGGCGACCTGAAGAAGTTTCTCTTCAAAAGGATAGGGGTGATTATCAGGAACTACGCCCAGAACAAAAGCATATCTTTACAAGCAATCTAAAATATCAAACACTGCTTGATAGTGTACAAGGTCGCGGTCCTTGTTTATCATTCTTACCATATTGTTCTAATCCAGAATTAGAAGGTTGTATTATTGCTTGGGATTTCTTTGAAACAATTCACAGTCGTTCATATACACACATTGTTAAAAATGTATATGCAAATCCAAGCGAAGTGTTTGACACTATCCTAGATGACGAAAAGATTATTGAACGTGCGGTTAGTGTAACAAAATACTATGATGAATTTAATGACATTGCTAACAACTATTTTAATAAAGGTAAAGGCGATTTATATGATGTGAAGAAAGCATTGTATAAAGCCATGATGACCGTTAATATTCTTGAAGGACTTAGATTTTATGTTTCGTTCGCTTGTACCTTTGCGTTCGGCGAACTGAAACTAATGGAAGGTAGTGCTAAGATTATTAGTCTTATTGCTAGAGACGAAGCAACACACCTAAACTTGTCCACGCATATTATTAAGCACTGGATGAAAGGTGATGATGATCCAGACTTCAAAAAGATTGCAAAAGAACTTGAACCTGAAGTTTATGAACTTTGGAAAGAATGTGTTGAAGAAGAGAAACGTTGGGCGGATTACCTTTTTAAAGACGGATCTATGATTGGTCTTAATAGCAACTTACTACACGCATACGTTGAATTTATTGCTAACAAGCGATTAAAGGCCTTAGGTCTAAACACAATTTATGATCGTCCACTAAACACTAACCCACTACCTTGGACACAGCATTGGTTATCAAGTGCAGGATTACAGGTTGCTCCACAGGAAACAGAAGTTGAGTCATATTTAATTGGCGGTGTGAAGCAAGACATAAGTAAGGATACATTTAAAGGATTTAAACTATGATAGAAATTTACGGCAAGCCAATGTGTCCATTCTGCGATAAGGCAAAGAATTTTTGCGAGACTCGAGGGTTTAATTACACATACAAATCTCTTGGAACAGATTACACAAGAGAAGAACTAATGGAACAGTTTCCAAACGCAAGAACTGTACCACAGATTGTAATTAACGGAAAGAAAATCGGCGGCTATGATGCTTTTACAAAATACGTAGATGACACAGGCTACAACGGAACAGGATACACACTATAATGCTAATCGAAGCACCATATAAAACCGGAGATGTAGTTACACTTAAATTAAACTCCGGAGAAGAACTAATAGGAAAACTCATTGAAGAAAAGGATGATGTTTATAGAATTAAAACACCACTTACACTTGTAATGAGTCAACAGGGTGTAGGATTACAACAATATCTTTTTACAGCAGAATCAGATAAAACACATTCATTTAAGAAGTCAAGTGTAACAATTATCACAAAAACAATGAAACAGTTCTCTGATGCATATCAAAAACAAACATCTGGAATAGTTACTGCTCCTGCAGGACTAGGCGACGCTCTCAAAACAAAATAAATACTCGTATGCACGAGTTTGTATTTCTAGTTGAAGGTAAAGAAGTAACTGTTAACGCTTGGGAAAATATTCCTGAACACTTTGACCATGTTATTAAATTTGTGCCTGAAATTCCAGAACCTCCACATACTGAAGAACAGCATGAGGAAATAAGTAAATGGAATGATAGATTACAATTTTTAATGGAGCGAGAAAGAAATGCCAGCAATAACAAGAATAGGTGATGCAGACGTAGCACACTGTTCGGGAATGACCAGAGCCGTTGGTTCACCAACAGTATTTGCTAATGGTATTGCTATTTCTAGACAGGGCGATGTAAACACAACACATCTATTACCTGGTGTTCCTTGTCCAGCACACGCGGCTCCAATTGCTGTGGGTTCTACCACTGTTTTTGTAAACGGTCTAGGCTGTGGTAGAATAGGTGATGGAATCAGCGGATGCACAAGTGTTGCCGCTGGAAGTTCTAATTGTTTTGCAGGCGGTTAGGCTCTGCTCCAAGGTATTGGATTACCTTTATCATCAACAACTAAATCACTAGTATCTTTATATTGAGCAACCATTATACCTTTACCCTTACCATCTGCAATCCATCTACAAGGTTTAATTTCTCTTTCATTGTGATATCTTGCTAGGTGGTGGGTAATAATACCTCTTGCTTTTACGCCGGCCATTATTTACTTCCACCAATGTATCCACCAATGACACCAATTAGTCCTGTAACAGACATCTTCATCAATGTTATTACGGATTCATCTACTGGTCTGTTTTCTTCTAGTGCTACCACATAGTCACCTATAAT